GTGATCCCACAATCTTTTATCGCCGATCTGCTGAACCGCGTCGATATCGTCGACGTTGTCGGACGCTACGTGCAGCTGAAAAAAGGCGGCGCGAACTTCATGGGTTTGTGCCCGTTTCACAATGAAAAGTCGCCCAGCTTCACGGTCAGCCCGACCAAGCAGTTTTATCACTGCTTCGGCTGCGGCGCGCATGGAACCTCGATCGGTTTCCTGATCGAGTACTCCGGCATGGGCTTTGTCGACGCCGTCAAGGACCTGGCGCAAAACGTCGGCATGGTGGTGCCCGAGCAGGACGACAAAATCCCGCCGGCCCAGCGCGCCCAGATGCAGGCGCAAAGCATGGCGCTGAGCGAGGCGATGACCAAGGCGTGCGACTTTTACCGCAGCCAGCTGCGCGGCGCCACCGACGCCATCGCCTACCTGAAGAACCGCGGGCTGACCGGCGAAATCGCGGCCCGCTTCGGCCTCGGCTACGCGCCGGCCGGCTGGGACGGCCTGAAGAGCATCTTCCCCGACTACGAGGCGGTGGCGCTGGCCGAGGCCGGCCTGGTGATCGACAAGGTGGACGAGGATGGCGGCAACCGCAAGCGCTATGACCGCTTCCGCGAGCGCATCATGTTTCCGATCAAAAACACCAAGGGCCAGGTCATCGCCTTTGGCGGCCGGGTGCTCGATCACGGCGAACCTAAGTACTTGAATTCCCCGGAAACGCCTTTATTTTCTAAGGGATTCGAGCTGTATGGCTTGTTTGAAGCGCGCCAGGCGATCCGCGATGCGGGGTATGTGCTGGTGACGGAAGGTTATATGGATGTGGTGGCGCTGGCGCAGATGGGGTTCCCGCAAGCCGTGGCGACCCTGGGCACCGCCTGCACCACCAACCACGTACAGAAACTGTTGCGTCAGACCGACACGGTGATTTTCAGTTTTGACGGCGACAAGGCCGGCCGCCGCGCCGCGCGGCGCGCGCTGGAGGCTTGCCTGCCGCACGTGACGGACAACAAGACCATCAAGTTCCTGTTCCTGCCGACCGAGCACGACCCGGACAGCTACGTCCGTACCTACGGCAACGAGGCGTTCGAGCAGGAAATCCACGAGGCCATGCCGCTGTCGCAATTCCTGGTCAAGGAAGCGGTCGGCGAGCATGATTTGCAGAGTCCGGAAGGCCGGGCCCGCGCCCAGTTCGACGCCAAGCCGATGTTGCAGGCCATGACGCCGACCGCGCTGCGCCTGCAGATCGTGCGCGGCCTGGCGCAGCTGACGCAGAGCACGCCGTCCGAGATCGAGGTGCTGTTCGAGCTGGCCAAGCCGGTCGCCACCGTGCGCAAGGCGCCGCCCAAGACGGGCCGTCCGGTGCCGGTGGGGCTGGAGTTGCAGATAGTGCGGCTGGTGGTGGCCCATCCGCCGCTGGCGCTGGACATCGATGCGGCGGCGCTGGCGGCGTTCCAGTTTTTCGGCGCCGAACCGGGCGAGCGGCTGGCGCAGCTGGTCGCGACGGCCCAGGCGCTGGGGCCGAATGGCGGTTTCGCCGCCTTCGCCCAGCACCTGAAGTCGCAGGGGGACGAGTACGACGGCATCATCTCGGACATCGTCAAGGATGTGGAATCGGATATCGATGCGGTGCGGCTGGAATTGCGCGGCTTCATCCGCCAGGTCAAGAATGACGCGTTGAAGCAGGAGCTGAGCCAGTTGTTCGCGGCCGGCCTGTCTTCCGACGAGATCGGCGTGCGCTACCGCGAGTTGACGGCGCAGCAGGATCAGTTGTTGCGGGAGGCCCAGGCGGAGTTGGCAGGTAGGTAAGATTGCAGGGCGTTTTGTGACGTAATGTTTCTGACATTCTTCCGGCGGCGGAAGTGGGGTTCTGCCCTCTGGAAATTGAAAAGTGACGTGCTATAATAAAACGCTAAGTGTTGTATGTTTTGGCATCGTTTTTCTGTTCAGAGTGTGTTTGTTTTCAGTGAGTTAGGCTCTTGATCGACGCGGATGGACGGGTGTCGGCGGCCAGGGCCAGCTTTGGTTTAGTCAGCGTACCGTTACGGTCGCTGTTAGCAGACGTTCTGTTTGCTTTCTAACCTAGTCATGGTTTCTTGCCCCCACGCACGTGTCTGATGCAGTAGAATTTCCGCCAACGAGGGGGATGTTCTGTCGGGGTCGGTCGGCCTGACCAGGTGTAAGTAAGTCGTAGTATTGTCGAACTTGTGTAGTCGGCATGTTCGAAGACGTAGGATCCCACAAGGATCGCAAGAACTTTATCCTAAATAAGCAAGTCGTTGTGTAATCGAAAGCGCCTGTGCCAATCAAGAAACCTGAATCCAAAGCGGCTGCAAAGCCGAGCAAAGTGACCGCTCAATCCGCCAAGACAGCGGACAAGCCGGAAACGCGTGTCGCCAGCAACCCGCCTGTGGTCAGCCAGACCACGGACGCGGCCACGCTGGCCGCGATCGATACCTCGGGCTATGTGCTGCCATCGGTCAAAGTACCGGGCCGCCGCGGACGCAAGCCGAAAGAATTCCAGCCGGAAAACGACGAAGTCGCTGCGCTGAATGCGGTCGAGCGCGCCGAGCTGAAGGCGGTCGACAAGGCCAAGGCCAAGGACCGCAAGGCCAAGGAAAAAGCGCTGCTGAAGGATGCTTTCTCGTCGGACACGGAAGCCACCGAGGAAGAACTCGAACGCCGCCGCCAGAAACTCAAGACCCTGATCAAGTTCGGCAAGGAACGCGGTTTCCTCACGTATGCCGAGATCAATGACCACTTGCCTGAAAATATCGTCGATCCGGAAGCGATCGAGGGCATTATCGGCACCTTCAACGACATGGGCATCGCCGTCTACGAGCACGCGCCGGACGCCGAGACGCTGCTGCTGTCGGACAACGTGGCCACCGTCACCAGCGACGACGAAGCCGAGGCGGCCGCCGAAGCGGCGCTGTCGACCGTCGACTCCGACTTCGGCCGCACCACCGACCCGGTCCGCATGTACATGCGCGAAATGGGCTCGGTCGAGCTGCTGACGCGCGAAGGCGAAATCGAGATCGCCAAGCGCATCGAAGACGGCCTGAAGGACATGATCCAGGCCATCTCCGCCTGCCCGGTGACGATCGCCGAGATCATCGCCGCCTCCGACCGCATCCGCGCCGACGAGATCAAGATCGACGAAATCGTCGACGGCCTGGTCGATGAAAACGAGGAAGTCGCCGCGCCGGTCGCGGCCGCGCCGGCCGAAGAGGACGAGGAAGAGGAAGACGAGGAAGAAGAGGAAGCCGAGGAAGAGGAAGAAGCGAGCGCCTCTGGCGCCGCCGGCTTCTCGGCCGAACAGCTGGAAGCGTTGAAAAACGCCGCGCTGGAAAAATTCGACACCATCTCCCTGCAATTCGACAAGATGCGCCGCGCCTTCGAGAAAGAGGGCTACAACTCCAAGGCCTACATCAAGGCGCAGGAAGCGATCTCGTACGAACTGCTGGGCATCCGCTTCACCGCCAAGGTGGTCGAGAAGCTGTGCGACACGCTGCGCGGCCAGGTCGACGAAGTGCGCCACATCGAGAAGCAGATCCTCGACGTCGCGGTCAACAAGTGCGGCATGCCGCGCGCCCACTTCATCAAAGTGTTCCCGGGCAATGAAACCAACCTGGACTGGGTCGATGGCGAAGTCAACGCCGGCCACGCCTACAGCGCCATCCTGGGCCGCAACATCCCGACCATCAAGGAACTGCAGCAGCGCCTGATCGACCTGCAAGCGCGCGTCGTGCTGCCGCTGCCGGACCTGCGCAACATCAACCGCCAGATGGCGGCCGGTGAAATGAAGGCGCGCAAGGCCAAGCGCGAAATGACCGAGGCCAACTTGCGCCTGGTGATTTCGATCGCCAAGAAATACACCAACCGCGGCCTGCAATTCCTCGACCTGATCCAGGAAGGCAACATCGGCCTGATGAAGGCGGTCGACAAGTTCGAATACCGCCGCGGCTACAAGTTCTCGACCTATGCGACGTGGTGGATCCGCCAGGCCATCACCCGCTCGATCGCCGACCAGGCGCGCACCATCCGTATTCCGGTGCACATGATCGAAACCATCAACAAGATGAACCGGATTTCCCGCCAGATTCTGCAGGAAACCGGCGCCGAGCCGGATCCGGCCACGCTGGCCATCAAGATGGAGATGCCCGAGGACAAGATTCGCAAGATCATGAAGATCGCCAAGGAGCCGATTTCGATGGAGACGCCGATCGGCGACGACGACGACTCGCACCTGGGCGACTTCATCGAAGACAACAACACGCTGGCGCCGTCGGACGCCGCGCTGCACGCCTCGATGCGCGGCGTGGTCAAGGACGTGCTCGACTCGCTGACGCCACGCGAAGCCAAGGTGCTGCGCATGCGTTTCGGCATCGAAATGTCGACCGACCATACACTGGAAGAGGTCGGCAAGCAGTTCGATGTCACCCGCGAGCGGATTCGTCAGATCGAAGCCAAGGCCCTGCGCAAGCTGCGTCACCCTAGCCGTTCCGACAAGCTGAAAAGCTTCTTGGAAGGCAACTAAGACTTGACTAGCGCCTGCGCTAACCCTTATGCTCGCGAGTTCGTTTAAAAGCGAGCGCGTGTCAGAGGGTCTAGCCAGGCCCCAGCGCATCTGCAACACTCTGGGCCTCTAGCTCATGCTTGGTTAGAGCAGCGGACTCATAATCCGTTGGTGCCGTGTTCGACTCACGGGAGGCCCACCATCTTCTTGCATCTGCAATTTGAACTGTTTCGATTTGCGGATGCGTTCTTCCATTGCCAGCGCTTCAAATGCCTGTGCAGGGTCCACACCAGCTTCCTTTACCATCTTCATAGCCGTGTCGAAGTCCGGCATGCGCTCGCCTTTTACATATCGATTCAGGGTCATCTGATTGATACCCCACAGCTTAGCCATCGATAGTATCGATCGGTTCTTCATCGCCTTATCTATCAACTCTGCGTAATCCATAGTTATTCCTCATTGGTAATTTCACCGATCGGTTAGTATTATTTGCTTCACCGAATGGTGAAATATTTCTCCGTTTGGCGAAGTAAACGATAGCACAGGCGGTACACAGTGTGTACCGGTTTTACGTGACTTGTAACGCTAATTCATTGAGACGTTGAGCTAGGAGCTAGCCCCGCAACCTTTTTGAAGGCCGCTTCGATGTCTTGGCGTATCTGGTCGGATGTAGGGAAATCGCGATATCTGATGGTTTGGTAGCCGGCATTTTTTAGCATTGCGTCTCTATCGGCATCTTTCGCTGTCTTGTTGTTATGTGATGCGTCGTCTAGCTCGATCACCGCAATTGGAGTCAGCGTTTTGGTGCAGATAAGAAAGTCGGCAATTTTGCGGTCGAAGCGATTGCGGTCTTGTCGGTCCGTGGTTGTCAGCAGTGCGGCAAGCGGCATTTGAGCGAAAACGGTGCAATCAGTGAGTGCCTCGGTCAGCCTGAAGAACATTTGCTGCTCTCTCGCTGTAAGTGGTCGGCGCGCATTGAGCTTTAGCTGACTAAGTGGCTTCAGCTTGCTTTGCTTTTTTGGGAGCAAGGCCGCTGCTGAGAAAAGCACGATTGCTGCGATGACGATTAAGGCGAAGTTGTTCATGGTGTTTTTCTGATAGTTGGCTTGAGGCAATTTTACCTGTTGATTCGATGCTGAATTGTCGTGATTTGTAACGCTAATTTCGAGGTCCGTAATGTCTGAATTTCAACTGCCGCTTTTGCTGAATGCGTCTGAGGTGCGCGTCGTGAAGGCGGCGTTGCTGGTGGAAATCGCGACATTGGAGCGCTACGTTCGTGACGACGCACAGCCGGATATCTGGATGCCAGCGTTGAATGCAGCGCGCCGTGTGCTCACTGCTTTGTCGGACAAGGCGAACAAGAATTTACTGGATTTATAACCGCGCCATATGGCGTTTGTCATTGGGGGCTAGACCTATGAAATTTAAACAGTGGTTGTTGCTTGTTGCAGCTGTACTGCTCTCCGGTGCTGCCTACGCTACGGATGTCGATATGGGTGATTCGATTGACTTGGTTGCAGGTGCTGCTGCTGTTGTCGGTGCGGTTGCCGGGGCATCGTGGGGAGTCAAGCTTGGCACGTGGGTCTACAAGGTGGCAACCAAGGGTTTTTACGATCCGAATAACAAGTATCACAACGGTGGCAAGGATGATTGGTGATCGTTGGATGGTGGGGAATATCTGTGACACGTAGCGAAAATTATTGCGCGAATTTGCGCTTACCAATCGCTCTAGCGGGCGAACTTTAAAAGGGAACACTATGAAAGCCAAAATCGAAATCGTCCACATCGTGCAAGTCGCTGGCACCTCGCGCAAAACCGGCAATGACTATGACATCCGCAACGCGCAATGCGTCGTGCGTGATCCCGATCCGGCAACGGGGGAGGTCAAACCTAAGATTGGCGTGCTGTCGCTGCCAGCGCGTTACAAGGATTTGCCGAAGGGGGTTTACATGGTCGAATTTGACGCCGCCGTTGGTCAAAACAGCCGCATCGTCTCCGAAGTGGCCGACGTCAAACAGTTCGATGGCTCGGCGATGACTGGTCCGGCGCGCACCGTGACTGTCGAAGTGCTGAGCGTCACGCCTCGTTCCGGCTTCTCCAAAAAATCGCTCAAAGATTACGACATGCGTTTCGCTGATTGCCTCGTGCACAAGGTGGACCGCGAGACCGGCGAGGTGGCCTTGCTGGTCGGCGAACTGCTGGTGCCGGATCGCTACAAGGATATTGAGCCAGGACTCTATGACGTCGAGTTCGAAATCGCCATCGGTCAAGACAAGCGCATCGGTGGTCGTGTCGCTGAGATGACGCCTAAGAAGGCGGTAGCGTCTAAAGCTGCCGCTCCTGCTCCTGCTCCCGCTCCCGCGCCAGCCCCTGCACCGGCTCCAGCGCCCGCACCTGCACCGGCTGCGGCACCTGCAAAGGCTGGTAGTTAATCATGCCGGTTTGCGCTTTCGAAGCCACTCTCACGGGTCCCGCACCAAGGATTAATGGTGTCGCAAATGGCTTCGTCATTGCGAAGAGCGGGACCGTGAACAATTCGACGGCGTGTGACTACGTTTTGCTGACATCCGCTGAGTACGACCAGATTTATCACGCGGTGTTGGTGGCTCCAACAGGTTCTGACAAGGGTTCTGGATCGCTCCTTGACATGACACCTGAGCAGGCCGGGCCGGTGGCTGCCGCTGTATTTGGCGTGTGGGCTGCGGCTTGGGTTGTTAAACAAGCGATCCGTACATTAAGGGGTTCTGATGAAAAAATTGACTAACAAACTGGTTGCCGTTGCTGTTCTGGGCGGTGGTTTTGCAAGCTCCGCGTTCGCCGCCGCTGGCGATCCCGATATCAGCTCGATCACGGCTGCTGCCGCGACTGTCGCTGCGATCGGTACCGCAGTGTTCGCCGTCTACGTGGGCATCAAGGTGTTCAAGTGGGCGCGTTCGGCACTGTAATGGTGTCGTAGCGCTGTTTCACCGGGGGCTTTGTTGCCCCCTTTTTTATCGGAGGCTGTATGAGCATGGGCTTTCTTTACTTGGTCGCATTCCTTGGCGCTGTATGGATTCTATTTTCGGAGTGACGTGATGAATATGCTCTTCAGGCTGCTGTGTTGTGTGGCGCTGTGTTTCTGTGGCGTGGCGTTTGCTGCCGAGCATGCGGGGCCGGAATTTGTGGTCGATGTCGGGTATGTCGCCAAAGTGGGCGGCGGTTGTCCACGGTATGCGCGCGTGATAGGGCCGGATAAATATTGTTGGCCTGCGGTGGCTATGAAGTGGATCGATGGGCGTATTGCAGAAACCAAGGTGTCGTTTAATGGGGTGTGCTTTCATGAGAAAATTGCTGAGATGTATATCGCTCCTACTGTGTTTGTATGCGGTATGCGGGACCGCGTTTGCAGGCGGTGTACCTAAGACGGGTTCTTGGGGCGGATATTCTGGCCGATATTCCGACCCTGATTCCGCGTGCGCCGATGTGGCTCAGCATACCGGTTGGGTCTATGCCGGATTGGCTGCCGGGACTGTCACTGCTACGAGTGCGTCTTGCCGGGGGAATTTGGGTGATCCTTTGCAGTCCCTCATCATTGGAAGTGTTTCCTATTCCTTTAGCTGCCCTACGTTGTATCCGGTTACGGGGCCTGATGGGCTGTGCTGGAAATCTGCGCCGGAAAAATGTCCTGACGGTTCTTATGCCGATAGCTTGCAGCTTTGCCCTGTGCCGCCACCGCCGACGAGTAGTACTAGCTCCAGTACCGGTGACAGCAGCACTAGCGGTGCCAGTACCACATCTTCGACGACGGGCAATAGCACAACGTCAACCGGCGATCCGACCGGCACAGGTACAAGTACAAGCAGTGGTGATCCCACGGGAACGGGGACCAGTACAGGATCGACGACCAGCGGTGACGGCAGCACTACTACCACAACGGGGGCTAGCACTACGTCTACAGGTGCTTCTACAACGTCCACAGGTGCGACTACCACGTCGACCGGCGCGACGACTACCTCGACCACTACGGGCAGCACGTCGACCGGATCGCTGCCGACCGGGACATCTTCAGGCGGCGGCACGGGGGCACCTTCCGGCGATCCTGATTCAAGCAATCTTTGCAAGCTCAATCCATCATTAAATATTTGCCAGAACTCGACGGTATCCGGCAGCTGCGCGACGACCACCTGTACCGGTGACGCGATCACATGCGCCATTTTGCAAGCGCAAAGAAAAGCCGATTGTGAGGCCACTGACCGCAATGCCCACAGCGATGTGGCTGCTGCGATTTTGAGCGGCAACGATCCCGATAGCGCGAACTTGCCTTCGCCTGATAAAGCGCAAGTGGTGGACCTTGGTGAGATTCCTGTACAGCCAGGCGGATGGCTTGGCTCTTCTTGCTTCGCCGATCAGTCATTCGATCTGATGGGGCAAAGCTTGGTCATTCAATTTTCAAAGCTCTGTGATGGATTGCTTGCCTTCCGGGGGCTGGTGATGCTGCTGGCAGGTATGGCGTCGTTCAAGATGGTTTCGCGCTCGGTGCTGAGTGCTTGATAGAGGAGGGGAGACATGACTGCTGTTATCTCACTTGCGTTGACAATTTTAGGGGCGTTGTCAAAGCTGATTGGACCGTTGGCCATGCGAGTGTTATTGGCGATGGGAATAAGCTTTGTTACTTACAAGGGCGCCGGAACCAGCGTGAACTGGATTTTGGATAGCATCCGTTCCAGCACAGGCGGCATGCCTGCACAGGTCGCTGGCTTGCTTGGTTTTCTGTGGGTCGATAAGGCTATATCGATGATGTTCGGCGCGTTCACTGCATCACTGGCTGTCAAGGCTGTTAACGGCTCCATCAGCCGTATGGTCGTCGGCGGTAAGAAATGAGTATCCGTTTGCATACCGGCTTACCCGGTCACGGTAAGACCTTGATGACGCTCGACAAGGTCAACGAATGGGCGACGCGGGAAGGGCGCGAAGTCTACTACTCGGGCATCAAAGACCTGAAATTAAGCTGGCAAGAAATCGACCCTAAAGAATGGAAGAAATGCCCTCCGAATTCCATCATCGTTATTGACGAGGCACAGTACACGTTTGGCAAAACAGCGAAGTCTGAAGATGTTCCTCACATCGCGGATCTGACGGTGCACCGGCATGGCGGTATCGATATCGTCCTGATTACCCAACATCCGATGCTGCTCGATCCGTTCGTGCGCCGCCTCATCGATAAGCACGTTCACGTTGTACGGCGCTGGGGCTCTCAGGCTGCGACGCTGCATGAATGGGTGGCTGTCCGCACCAACTGCGAGCTACCGGCAGGGCGCAAGGATTCCAGCAAGACGCCGTACAAATATCCGAAGAAAGTCTATGAACTCTACAAGTCGGCTGAGACGCATACGGTCAAGCGCGCCATACCTAAGCAGTTTTTCCAGCTCGGCGCGATTGTTTTGATTGTGGGCGGTCTTGTCTGGTATGTCTGGAGTGATATGCACAAGCGTGCCACGAAACCCGATGTGGCGGCTATGGGGGAGGTGTCAAAGTCGGCGGGCGGCGTTGCTGGCGTGGCTGGTGCGGTTCTCAATCCTCAGGCCGATGCTGAGCGCTATGTGTATGAGCATACGCCACGTGTCGTTGGCTTGCCGTTTACCGCGCCTCGGTATGACGAGATAACGAAGCCGACGACCGCCCCTATTCCGTCGTCCTGCATCAAGTTGCCCGATGATCGTTGCTGGTGCTGGTCGCAACAGGGGACGAGGCTCGCGGTTGATGGGGCTGTGTGCCGCCAGATCGTTGCGGAGGGCTTCTTCCGCGATTTCGATGACAAGGGCGGTGATCCCCGTTCGAGCGGTTCCGGCGGCGGTGATCGCGCTTTGCCGCAGTCCGGCAATTCCCCAGGTCGTGTTGAATCGCCTCGCGGTGGATATCGCGCCGATGCGGTGCCGGTCGGCCGTCCTGAGCCTGTGCATCAGGCCGCGATTACTGCGCCGTCTGCCGACGTGTCGCCGGAAACCAAGATGAGCAACATGATCATCCTTGCTAACGCATCGATGTCGGGTGATGCGAATGAACGGGGCTTTAAACACATTTCTTTCAGGGGTGATTGATATGCGTAGAGATGCTGTGTTGGTATGGCCTTTCGCCTTGTCCCGTGTCGAGCGGTTCTGCTTGAACTACTTTTCAACCGCGGCTGTCGTCGCCCTTGCGGTATCGTTTTATACTGTTTTCGGCAGCTATCACATCAAGCTGTATTCGGCGCAGTGGCGTCCTGAATTGTTCGGCTATGTGGCGCATCAGATATGGCGCTTTCGTGACGTTTTGCTGTGTGTCGCCGGTATCTATTTAATCTTGCTGCTGCCGTTCTATTGGTTCAATTCGTCGGCGCAGAGTAAGGCTTCGGTGCTGTTGCGTTGGCTGGCACGGCGTGTATTGCTGGGTCGTCATATTGATCTTGATGTACGTCAAGCGGCCTTGTCGATCCTGCTTAAATTCGTTTTTATCCCGTTTTGCATCAATGGGTTGTGGGCGCATTTTGCCGTACTGAATAATCAGATTTTGGCAGCGATAAATTCCGGCGGTTCCACGCTCGATGCTCGCCACTTGTATTCGTCGATCTGGCATAACCTCATCATGAATCTGATTCTGGTGTTTGATTTTGTGCCGTTCGTCGTCGGCTACATGATTGAGTTGCCGTCGTTGAAAAACCGCATTCGCTCCGTCGATGACACGCTGTTGGGCTGGATGGTATGCCTCGCTTGCTATCCACCGTTTAACGATAGCGTGGGGCGCTTCATATCGTGGGGTACACGTGATTTTGTGGTGGACTTCATGCTGCCTTCGCCGGTCCTGTTCTACGCGGTCAACGGCTCGCTGCTGGTCCTCTTCGCCTTATACGCTTCCGCCAGCGTGTCGCTCGGATTCAAGTGCTGCAACCTGTGCAATCGGGGTGTGGTGGCCACTGGCCTGTATGGCGTTGTGCGGCATCCGGCATACGTTCTCAAGAATCTGGCGTGGTGGGTCGCCGCCGTGCCTGTGCTGGTGATCCTGTTCCGCCAGTCGTTCGCCTTGGGCGCATATGGGGCGTTGAGTCTGGCCGCGTGGACGTGCATCTATGCCGCTCGGGCAATCACTGAGGAGCGGCACATGCTGCGGTCGGGGAATGAGTACGCGGCGTACATGCAGCGTGTGCGTTGGCGGTTTGTACCCGGTCTAATTTAACGTGATATGTCACGAAAATTCGGAGGTGGAATATGCGTCAGATTGAGGATTCTAAAACGCTGGATTTGCTGGGTGGCTTGCCTCGTGGTCGTGGTCGCCCTTTGTCTGGCAAGCCTGCTTCAACTGCTGCTGAGCGTCAGGCTGCTCGCCGGGATCGGTTGAGGGATGAGGGGAAGGGTGTATTGACGGTCGAGGTGTCGCTCGATGTGATCGCCGCCCTTGATGCGTTCGTGCAGTTCAAAGACGTGACCAAAGGTGAAGTGGTGGATCGCATATTGCGCGGCACACTTTTGCGTAAGCGTTGACCGAATTTAATTTGACCAGGTAGAGCCCGATTTCGCTCCTGCAGGCGATTTTCGCGCAACCAGGTTGAAACAATATTCGGTCTAAGCGCGATTGACAGAATTTCAGGTTTGGCGGCACAAGCGGCCCGAAGGGGCAAAATCTTTGGAGGCCAACTGGTGCCGGTGGTGGACGTTGAAGTAGCTGTAAATGGGGCCTGTGCGCAACGAAGCGGGAGCGACTAGGTTCTAAAGTTTTAGCGGGTAGTCCGTTGGCTTGTTTAGTGCCCTTCTGCGGCACGTCGGCAACCGGCACCATTTGCGAGACCGCTTTGTTCTTTGATGCTTGTGGCGAGCGTTCCGATGCCCACTACGTTGGTGTGGGGTGTGAGTGCCGCCCGAAGCGAATGCGGAGCACGCAAGGGCGGCGCGAAGCGCCGCCTAAACTTGTATTAGGGACACTTAAGAACACAGACACCTGAAACGCTGCCGGTGTCATAGGGAAGTTGAGGATTTTCGAAGCACAAAAGAAAAGGCCTCGGTCAACTGGAATTGATCGAGGCCATTGATAAACCTGCCGTTACAGGAATACCAATGACCGAATTAGATTATGAAACCGCTTTGGCGTCAATTGATTTATCCCGTCCGCAGACTGATGTGGACTACTCCAAGCCTGATTGGTGGAATGATGATGGCACTAAAGGTACGTGGCAAGACACCTACACGGCCCGTAAGCGCGTATTTGAGGATGGACAGTGTGTTGTGACGGTCACGAAGGATCGGTACTTCGTTGGGGCTGCTCGCACTATTTCGCGTGCCAAGCGTGGGGAGTCTGAGAAGCGTGAGGAAAACGATGACGATGCTGGCCGCAGAGCGAAGAAAAATGTCTGCAACAAGTGCAAGGCCATTGGCGCTGATCGTATGGTAACGCTCACCTATCGTGAAAACATGGTTGAACGCGATAGGGCGTTGAAGGATTGGAAGGCTTTTTGTCGCCGTCTGGGCAAGGTGGCGAAATTCTACTATGTCGCTGTGATTGAGGAGCAGGAGCGGGGCGCGCTGCACTTTCATGTGGCTGTTCGAGGGCGGCAAAGTTTTGTGCTCTTGCGCTCCATTTGGCAGAGCGTTGTAGGCCTTGGCCCTGACGGAGAAAAGATGAGTCAGGTCAACGTCCGCAATCCGAACGACTTCGGTTTTGGTGTCAAGGGCGCGCATCGTATTGCCGCGTATATTGCAAAGTACTGTGGCAAGGATATGCAGTGCCGCGATTTGAATCAGAAGCGGTATTTCGCGTCCAGGGGAATTGTGTTGCCTGAGGTGCGCTACTGGAGGCTCTCAACCTGCACCTGCATGCTCGATGCCGTGCATGAGGCTTTCCGGCTGATTGAGGGCCACACTATGGAGAATTTGGATACGTGGTGCAACAACGCCCTTGGCGTCGTTTATTTGGCGACTGCGCCGGGTTTGGTAGATCCGGATTATTGTCCGTTCTGAAGTATTGAATCTATCATAGCGTTTCTTTGCCATCTCAGAGTCAGTTCACGCGAAGTATCTTGCTTGCCTATTGGGTGGAACGTTAGATCGCTTTTTCGGCGTAAGTGCAAATTGCAAAGTACCCTGTGGATGACGGTTTCTGGAACATTATGACTATCCATGAATGCCCAAGCCATCACCGATCCGGCTAGATAGTCTATGTGTATGCCTGTGCGGACATCATCGGCCATCAGTTCGTTATGTCTTGTATTCACCTTGCGCCTCAGTAACGAATGTCGCTTTGAAAGTGACGGCCGCGTTTTTTTTTGCGGGAATGCTTACTGAGTAGGTTTACGGAGTGAGTTACATACGATAGCACGCATGCAAAACGGATTGATTGCATTTCGCTATCAATAAACAGATGTATCCGCATACTGCGCAGTTGCGAATTTTACAGGAGGGAAATTTTTATCATGTGAGAAACGGTATTTCTTCTAATGGTACGTTTTGCCTTGTTCAGTTGCCGAGGTGTGACCAGTGCTGATAGGAAGAACATTTATCGATCAACTGGCGGGCGATCAAGAGCGCAGTTTCCGCTGCTAAGATAGCGTTGCTAACACCGACGACATCAGGTACGTGCCAAGGAAGAATTTGGTGAAGGTCTAGAGTCAAGATACGGAAAAGAGGGTACCACTTTTCATCGATCAGAACGGCGCTGAGTTCTATGAGGTTCGTGCAATAGCCAATTTGCTGGATCGGTAGATCTTCAATCTCCATTGCGGCCCCCATTACTCATACTTAGACAATTTTATCAGCTGGTAAGTTCCAGCACGTCTGAGAAGCGTGAGGAAAACGACGATGACGCTGGCCGCCGTGCGAAGAAAAACGTATGCAACAAGTGCAAGGCCATTGGCGCAGATCGTATGGTAACGCTCTCAACCTGCATCTGCATGCTCGATGCCGAGCATGGGGCTTTCCGGTTGATTGAGGGCGAATTTGGATACGTGTTGCAACAACGCCCTTGGCATCGTTTATTTGGCTACTGCGCCGGGTCTTCCGAGTCCGGTGGAGTGTCCGTTTTGATGTGAATTGAACTTCCGCTTCGGATGGTGTAACCGCTTATGACTCGTTGAACTTGTAGAAGTGTTTCAGGTGTAAATGCCTCTAGCATCCCTATGCCAAACTCTTGTCTAAGTCGGTCTGGGGAAGCTGCATCGTAGTTAGAAAGATCGTCCAGCAATACCAGTGTGAGATGTCGGTGCATCTCATCGTTAATGCCGGTGACGAGCACATTGCCGATAGACTTTCCTGCAATTCTGGCCCGTGCCAGCAACTCTGCTTCTTCGGGGTGCATATTGATACCTCACGGTTGATGTCTTTATACGATAGCACGTAGAGGACGGAAGAGTAGGTCAGTTTGCGCGACCTACCTTGAACGGGTTCGGCGTCGCCTGCTCGGCTACTGTCCCGTCCAGCGAATGCACGGGTGTGTGTGCGTTCTAAGTACTGATATTTTTCTTTATTTGATCTTGAATCGCAGTCATCAGTTGAATTAGCAGTGCATCAGCATGCGCCGGGGCGCCAGCATTTCGTTGTTGGATCAGCATTACTAGCAGTTCGGCGCGGAGATCAATTAATGCGTCGTTGGACATGATACGACCTAAAGCGAGGCCAAGCTCTTTTGCCAGTTCGGTGTAGTGATGTCGATCTTGTAGGTAAGCATCGGCAGCAAAAGTGCCATGAAGGGGGTTCTCGTCCATGTTTTGGCGTAAAAATTTGTTGCGTAAATATTTGACACATTTCAACGTAATTAGTTTCACAATTAAATTCCTTTATTGATGTATTATTTCTTAAGGGTAATATTGCGAGGCATCTAGATGGGTATTAATGACTCTATGCAATGCGCTTTTTCTAGTGGGGGTGGGTTGGCTAGAACTTGGAATGATGCAATAGAACGATGGCTGTTTGAGAAGGCTGACAAGGCTTCATTGCACTCTGATAAGTGTATTATCCGATGGCTTGAGCCATATCTTTCTGGCATGCTTCTGGCGGACATTGATCGTGGTGTCGTTGATGCGATAGCACTCAAGAAGATAAAGACAGGTGTTGCCAACGGCACGGTTAATCGCATGCTGGCCTTGTTGCGCTCGATTCTTCGCCGGGCGGCTTTTGACTGGGAATGGATGGTGGCCGTTCCGAGGGTGCGCTTACTGAGGGAGCCAACCCGCAGGGTTCGCTATCTGACAGCGCTACAGGCGCAACGCCTCTTGGAGCAGTTGCCTTCTCACTTGGCGGAAATGGCGACGTTCTCGCTGGCTACAGGCCTTCGTAAATCTAATGTCACCGGCCTGCAGTGGTCACAGATTGATCTTTCTCGATGCATGGCGTGGGTCCATCCTGATCAGTCGAAGACTCGACGCGCCATTGCTGTCCCCTTGAATCAAGATGCTATGAGGGTCTTGGCTGTACAGGCTGGACGGCATCCCACACACGTTTTTGCTTTTAAAGGTGAGACCATTGCCAAAGTCAGTACGGCGGCATGGAAAAAGGCGTTAAAGCGTGCCGGCATTGATGATTTTAGGTGGCATGACTTAAGACATACCTGGGCGAGTTGGCACGTACAAAACGGTACACCTTTGAACGCTTTACAGGAATTAGGCGGATGGGAGAGTCCACAAATGGTGCGTCGGTACGCACATTTTTCCGCTGGGCATCTTGCCGCGTACGTGTCAAAATTACCATTGTTAATTTTGCCAAAGACGAGCTAG